CAAAAAGCGGTTTAGCTTTGACTTTCCGCAGGAGATGCTGCTGACGGGTGATCGCCTGCAGATCAAAAGCACGAACGGTGCAAACCTTGCGTTTATAGATGGATCTGGCTGGGGCGGCGGTAGTCAGCTGCCTGATGGCGCTTGGTTCATCAACGTTGACGACATTGGCGGCATTTCTCTATACGACACCTTTGCCAATGCGTTGAACGGGCAAAGCTCAGGCAAGATCACGCTTGCTGCAATCACAACGGCCATTCCGATTGAGGTTAAAAGCGTTCAGGCTGAATACAACATCCTTGGCTTAGTCCGTTCTTTTGAGCTGAACAACGACCGCGAGGTGGTTGATGTCACGGCACTTAGCGATGAGTTCCGCAAAAACGAAAGCAGCCTGATCAGCGGCAGCGGCAGTATTGAGTGCCAGTTCCATTACGACCCGGATATTGCTGGCCTGGCGGTTGACTCAGACGTGCCGAGCTATCTGCACGAGTTGATCTTGCGGCAAAAGCTCGGGGCTGAGTTTGACGCTGAGTTGCACATTGTCCAAAAAGGCAAAAACCTAGACGCAACCGGAGACCAGTTTTATTTCGAGTTCAAGGGCATCGTGACCAACGCTGCGATCGGCTTGGGCACAGGTCAGCTGACGGTTTCTAACTTCAATTTTGTGACCACAGGAGCGATCACTCCCAAGCTGGGATTGGGCATTGTCACCAACTATGTGTTGAAGGAAGACACTGACCGCATCCTGCTTGAGCAGCCTGGCAGCGGTAAGCTAGAGCTTGAAGATTAGTCTTGTAGGGGCTTGGCGTAATGGCA